TGCAGGTCGCTGATAAGAAGAAATTCCTGCCCCGATTGGCAGATTACTTCGTGGATGTTGCGTTGGTGCTTGGTTAGTGGTAACAGCATCAGGCTTGTCGTAGGGTTGCGTTCTCGGCTTCAAGCACTTGGATTGTGTTCTCCAAACACTCTATCCGCTCCCGCAAACTTACGATTTCATTCCTTAGTTGCGCCAACTCTTTCCGCTGGGCTTCAGCGGTTTCCTGCCACATGGCCAGCACCGCTTGGGCTTGCTTCACTTGGAGGCTATCCGCCGTGAACTTGCCCTTTGTCAGCCAAGCGACTGCACCGCCAACGATTGCGCTGACCGTGCCGATGATGGTGGTTTCGATTAAGTTCACGCCTTGGGAACTTCGGTAGGCTTGTTGTACTTGGTCACCAGCATCCATCCTGTTGACACCAGCGTAATGATTGCCCCGATGATTTCGGTAAGTGCTGCGGAATCAAGGATGCCTTTGGCTACGAGAGTGCCACCGATGAAGGTTAACAAATGGCGAAGGAGTGCGATGATTGCTGATTGCATAAGTGGAAGTTTGGGTTGCTCGGGGTTACGCTTGCGGAATAGTCGCATAATGGTAGATGTTACAGGGTTGAAGGTGTTGCAAATTCTTGGTAGTCGGCGGTGTACTGCTCATCCCAACCGAGGAAGGAATGCACTCCGCAGGGTATGGGCCAAGTTTCGAACTGGTTGGCGATTGCAGGAGCATCGCCTTCCCACAGGATGTCGTAGCAGATTAGGCTGTCGATGATGCCGAGGTCAACCGCTGCGGTCGTGCCTGTGCAGAGAGCCAGCACCTTGTCAGCGTCAGCCTGCTTGGTGAAGATATACTTGCGGAATGTGGCCATTGTTAGGTCGTGAGGGCTTGGAGTTCTTGGTCGCTTAGGCGAGTGGTGTAGAGGGCAACGGCTCTGCATCGTTGATTGGTTAAATCGGTAGCCCCTGCGTTTGAGAATTGAATCTGCGTCAATGCAGGTGGAATTGTTCCTGATGTATCCGTTCCAACTTGCGCTCCATTAAGGTAAAATACAAAGTCATTTTCCTTGTAAGCCACCGCAACCTTATAGAATTGCCCAAGCGTTATTGCTCCAGATGTACCGATATTGGCTTGTATTGTACCCGATAAAACAATAAGTTGCATCAATCCTGCTCCTGTTGTTTGTAGCCGAACCACTTGCGAATTGCTTGTCCCTGACGTAAGCGACAAGAATATTCTATCAATAGAATTGATGGCTCCCTCCCAATAAATCGTTCCCTCGGTCTGCCCGATGCAACCGCTGACTGCGCCTGATAGGCTTATCACGTCAGCGTTTCGGGTTACGGCTGCGGTGGTTGTGGGGATGTAGGAGGTTGCTACGGAGCCTGCCTCCATCTGCGCTCCCCAAATGTAGGCGGTTAGGTTAAGTGCGCCTGATGCAGGCCAAGTAATGTCGTTGTTTGCTTCGGCAAAGCAAAATAACACTGTACCAGCAAGGTCACCCGATGCAATTGTATAAGGCGCAGAAATTATGCGATACCATCCGTTGCCATAATTTTGAATGCTTGCCCCAGATGTTAAAGCAGTTCCACTTGCAAGGCTGAAATAGGAGGTTGACGTACCACTTCCCCCTGCATATGCGGTAAATTGTAACGCACAAAAATTCAGCGGATTAGTTGCGCCTGCTTTTACAAATAAACTAAATGTATGCTGTCCTGCCGCAGTTACTGTCACTCCTGTGCCACCAAAATAAGCATACTGAGTGCTACCCGATGCCACGCCACCAACGTACTTGGTTATGCTTCCGCTTGTTCCATCGGGCGCAAGAAAGTCCGTGCTGCCTGTTGTAATCGTCAATCCTCCTGATGCAGCAGGCGTATCCTGACCTGTTATAAATTGCACATTCCTTGCAAAATTCTGCGCACTCGGCTCCACCAGCAACGCAGGGCATCCACCGCCAAGGGGATAGTCCAACCTCGGAATACCGCTTGCAACGCTTTCAATGTACCCACTCGCATTCACACGGGTCGCAGTAGTGTTTCGGGTTACATTAAAGTCGCCCGATGCACCCAGTACCGTATCGCCCGAAGTCGTAGCCAAGGGTGTGTAGAGTTTGCCTGTCTTAAAGCGTGCAGGCACTAATATCAGCGATGGTGTAGGCATTGTTAGAAATTGTAGATTGCAGCAAAGCGATTGAACAGGCAGCCATTCACGGCAGCCTCGGCAGCGGTAGCCCCGTCAGCCGTAGCCCTTGCATTGAAAGCACCCCACACCCCAGCAGCAAGTCCACCTTGCAGCATTGAGATTGGATAGCCGTAGCCGTAGCCTATCAGCATCTTACAGGAAGGTGTAACCGATGACCGAACCTGCGGAGGGAGTTACCGCAGTAATCTTACCGCCATTCCTTCCGCTGATAACGATGCCAGCGGAAACGGATTTGCCACTAAGAGCGTAAGCGGTCAGGAGGTTCTCGCCACCTGTACCCGTCAAGGTCGTGAAGGTTGCAGCAGCGTTGACTACGATGAAGTCGAAGTTTGCACCGCTTACGGCTTCGTCAATGAATTGCATCGAACCGCCTTGGCCGAGCATTTGTTGGAGAATTGGAGTAGGCATTGCTTGGGTTGTTTACAGTAAATGTAAATTAAGAAGGAATTTCACAAACGGAATGGCCGTATGGAATTTGGAACGACAAGGTGGCCACCCATCCCGCCGTGCGGTCATCACGGCTCTCTACGAAGCGTGTAAGGTTCACAGTGGTACTTAGCGTCCATTCTTGCGTCGGGTCGTTTGTAAGCGACGATATGAAGTCCTGTGCGATTTGCAGTTGGTCGCTCAAAACCTCGTCCTCGTTATCCTGCCAGCCCAGCGTCGGGCTGCCCGAAACCACGCTACCCATCGATGCAATGGATTCCACTCGGTCGCTAAAATAGACCCCGACCACAAGAGCCAAAGTGCCAGCATCCGTAGTCGCTGACTGCACGTCCGCAAACACCAGCGGATAGACGATGCGCTCACGGCTTGGGGTTCGCAGGTTTATCGTGTTGTCCGTTCCTATCGCAAGCGGGTCGCCTGTTCCGAAGGAATTCACTTGCGGATGGCTGTTTGCAAGCGTCAGCAAGGCTTGCTTGATTTTTATCCAAGACATATTTTTGGAGTTTCAGGATGTTTTTTGCGTGTGCGCCCATCGTTAGCAGTTGTTGCAGTAGGGGTCATAACCGTAAGGCCAAGGTCTATCCAAGCCAGCACCACGACGCAGGGTTCTTGCATCCAAGGCCATGCCTGTGTTGTAATTCGTGCCGTTCGGGTATATCGTGTCCAAGGCCGATGGCGGGGAATTAAAGAGCGGGTAGTCGGTGCGGTTCTCCATCAGGTAGCGAGTGATGCGCTCCGAGTACCATTCCGCATCGTTCTTGACTTTATCGGTGAGCCTTGTAATCTCGTCCATGCTCATCTGCGTGGATTCCTCGCTGGTTCTGCGGACCATGCCCTTGTTCATGTACTTAAACGCCAAGACCATCGGGAGTTCGTAGTAAAGCCACTGCACCATCGCAGGTTGGATGTAGTCCTCCAGCAGGGTGTTGTTGAGTGCCGTAGTCGTTCCGCTCACAACTTGCCCAACCATTTCGTTGTACAGGGCCGACCCAACGACTGGCTGAATCCGCATCTCCTGCACCTTCACGATGGTTGGCCGTATTTGTGTAAACGATACGTTCTCGTTGATTACGCTATTGTCCAAGAGCGTCTGCTCGCTTATGAATAGTGCCTTCATGCTTTTGTGATTTTGTTGCCCTTGCGGATGACGATTTGCTGCTCCCACACGTGGCGGCATTGTGGGCGATTCACTCCGCTGGCGGTGTGGTACCAGCCACCACGGCGATTCCAAACCGAATAGCCCATGATAGAAGAAATGCCGTTGATGTCGTCACGGGTGTAAACCTTGCCTTGGTCAGCCAAGTTCATCATGACCTTGCAGAACTCACGGCTGGTTTTCTTATCCTTGTCGCTGAATCCTGCCGCCCATGCGTATTTGTAACGGACTTCCAGTACAGGTTCGGCCACTTCCTTCACGCCTTTGGGCAGGTTTTTCTCAACGATTTGGTCGGCCGCCCTTGCAATGGGGTAGCGGTCTTTGGTCATAAGGTACGCAATCCGCTTTGCGATTTTCGCCTTGCTAACCCCGAACTCCTTGGCCATTTCTTCCACGGATGCGTCACGAT